AGAAAATATTACAATCATTGATATGGGTAAAGATCCATATCGCAGACCATATTCAGAGGTAATGACTGGATTCTTAGGTGCTGGTGGTTGGTCAGATGGTAAATTAACTTATCATACAGCAATTGGAGGACATATGTCTAAGTATTGTGGTGAAGAAAAAGCAATGGAATTGTTTGATGAAGTAATCAATAATTTTAAACGTTTCCACCCTAAACCAGAGGAAGTACAATGTTCAAACCCAATAGCGGAACCAGATTTTATTAAACCATATTTCGGTTTACGTTTATTCCCTGTATGGCACGTTGGTACAGATTACCTACATGAGATTGGTAAAAATTGGTACGATTTCTTAGTTGATAAAGGTGTTAAATTTGAATGGGAAGCTAAGGTAACTTCAATTGATTTTGAAAACCAAACAGGAACTGTAATAGTACCACAATCTGATCTAACACATACATTTGAATATGACCGCCTAATGTTTGCAGTTGGTAAATCAGGAATTGACTTTGGTAAACAACTAGCAGATGATTATAAATTACCTACTGAACCTAAACCAGTACAAATTGGGGTGCGATTTGAAGCACCACAAAAACACTTCCAGAAACTAATTGATATTAGCTATGATTTTAAACTATACAGAAAATTCGAAGAAGAAGGCGTCTCGTTACGTTCCTTCTGTACTAACAACAACGCAGCTTATGTTGCCGTTGAAGAAACGTATGGAGATCATAGCTACAATGGACACGCCAAAAAAGACGAAAAATACAGAAACGATATGACCAACTTTGGTATCTTGATGGAAGTCAATGGTATCGAAGAACCATTTAAATGGTCTAGAGATTTAGTATCTAAAGTAAATAAAGATGGTACTGGTTTGTATTACAGTCCAACACGTACCCCATCAACAACATCTGAAGGTGAGAATGTAAGCGCTGTTACTATCAGTGAGATGGATGAAGTAAGAGAGGCATTCCAAGGTTACTACACATACATTGATGATTTTATTGATGATATGAAAAAAGTATTCCCAACATTAGAAGATGATTGGGGTGTTTATATTCCTGAAGTTAAGTATCTATCACCTGAACCATTAGTTAATTATGATGATTTATCATTAGTTGATTATGATAATGTTCATTTTGTAGGTGATGCTTTATCAGCCCGTGGTATTACAGTATCAGGAGCACAAGGAATCTATGTTGTAGATTCTATTTTAGAGACACATTTCCCAGAAGAATACCCAGAATTTTTTGAAAACTATTAAATAAAATAAGTTATGGCTAAGAGTAAATTATACGAGTACAAAGAGATTAATTCAAGAGGAGCAATCATTCACCTAGCAAAGTATAAAGGTGAAAACTGGAAATTCCATAGATGGGATGGACCAGCAATTGAACCACATACTGAGGGTTGTGAGTTTACTAAATCATATTACCTAAATGGTATTAAATATGATGAAGAAACTTATAGCACTATCATGCAAGAACGTGAAGGTTTACCTTGGTACAAAAACCAATCAATGAAAGCATTACTAACTGACTACAGAAATTAATATGGAGAAACCAATTGTAATTAATGCTAAAGAATGTAAAGAATGTAATGTTCCTAAAGGTTGGGGACACGAAATTATATTCGAGAATAATGAGCTCTACTGTGGTAAGTTGCTTGTGTTCAAAAAGGGTTGTAACTTTAGCATGCACTACCACCTGATTAAAGATGAAACTTGGTACGTTCAAGAAGGTGAATTTTTATATCGTTGGGTTGATACTGAAACAGGTGAAGTCCACGAACAAAAACTACGCGAAGGAGATAGTGTAAGACAATACCCAGGACAACCACACCAAGTTAAAGCATTAACTGATGGTACATTGTTTGAGGTAAGTACAGAGCACTTTGATAGTGATAGCTACAGAGTATATAGAAAATGGTTAGATAATAAAGACGTATGAAAATAGGATTATGTGGTACGATGAGTGTGGGTAAAACCACACTCGTTAATGCCTTAAAAGAACGTCCTGAATTTAAGGACTATATGTTTAGAACAGAACGTTCTAAAGAATTAATGGCTCAGGGTATTCCATTAAATACTGATTCAACATTAAAAGGTCAAACAGTATTTTTAGCTGAGCGTACTAGTGAATTAATGGTAGATAATATTATTACAGATAGGACTGTAGTTGATGTAATGGCATTTGCTAAAGCATCTAAATCTATGAATTATGTTGATAAGGAAGAGTTTATAAATTATGCTAAACGTTTTATTAAAGAATACGATTATATTTTTTATGTATCACCTGTAGGGGTAGAGATTGAAGATAATGGTATTAGAGAAACTAATGTAGATTATAGAGATTTAATTGATTTTACTATTAGTAATCTTATTGATGCTAACAAATATCGTTTTAAGAATCTCAATACACTATCAGGTAGCACCGAAGAACGCATTGAGCAAATGCTAGAGGTGATCTCTCTGTAATATTTATAATAAAACAATATTATAATGAAACGTTCAGAATTAGCAGAATATATCAAAGAAACCATTGTAGATGTGCTTCAAGAAGTATCTCAAGAAGATGTTGATACTCAAAAAGCATATAATGATGAATTAGAGAAAACTAAAGAATTATCTAAAGATTTAACTGAAGATGATGACGTAGAACCAACAGCTAAAGATATTAAAAAGAATGATTCGATATCTACTGTTTCTCGTAAACTACAAGACACAACTAAAGAGATGAAAGCTGTAGTTAACAAATGGAAAAAAGCTGAAGGCGAAGATAAAGAAAGATTATTAGCTCGTTTAAAAGAACTAACTAAAATCAAAAAAGAACTTGAAGGGTTACTTTAAAAATATCCAAACTTTACTAGTTGTAGTATTAGCAGCCCTATTGTTTTTTCAACGAGGCTGCTCTTCTACACCTCCTGTAGAACCAAAAGTTATTACTGAAGTAGTAACTAAATGGGATACTGTTAAAGTAGAACAAACAGAGTATGTCCCCCAAATAATTGAGAAAGTAGTAATTAATATTGATACATTCTCTACACCAATTGATACGGTTTCGGTACTAAAAGACTATTATGCAAAGTATTTCTATACTGATACTATCCAGTTAGATACACTAGGTTCTATTATTGTAAACGATACAATTACTAGAAACTTAATTTCATTTAGAGATGTTCAATCCAACATATTCATCCCAACAACTACAATTACTAATACTACTTACCTCTACAAACGCGAGTTATTTTGGGGCGTTGCGGTAGGTGGGATGATAAATCCTGTACAAAATGAATCGCCAATAAATTATATTAGCGGTGAATTAATGTACGTTAATAAAAAAAGAAATGTATACGGTTTTGGTTTAGGAGTAGATAAAGATTTCTTCCCTATAGTATCAGGCCGTCTTTATTGGAAGATAGGTAAATAATGGCTGAACAAAATTTAAGGCAAATAATCCAACAGGAATACGTTAAGTGTGCTGCTGACCCAGTTCATTTTATGAAGAAGTACTGTTATATTCAGCACCCACAACGTGGACGTATTCCATTTAACTTATATCCTTTTCAAGATAAAGTATTAAAATTATTCCAAGAAAATCCTTATTCTGTAGTATTAAAATCTAGACAGTTAGGTATTTCTACTTTAGGTGCTGGTTATTCTTTATGGTTAATGTTATTTCATAAAGATAAAAACGTACTTTGTATTGCAACAAAACAGGATACAGCTAAAAACATGGTTACGAAGGTTAAATTCATGTATGAAAATTTACCCTCATGGCTTAAAATAGATGCACCTGAAAATAACAAATTAACATTACGATTAAGTAATGGATCACAAATTAAAGCAACATCAGCCTCAAGTGATGCTGGTAGATCAGAAGCAGTATCCTTACTATTAATTGATGAGGCAGCTTTTATTGATAATATTGGTGAAATTTGGGCCTCAGCTCAACAAACACTAGCTACTGGTGGTGGGTGTATAGCATTATCTACTCCTTATGGTACAGGTAATTGGTTCCATAAAACATGGGTTAGAGCAGAAAATGGTGAAAATGATTTTTTACCTATCAAATTACCTTGGTACGTTCACCCTGAACGTGATCAAGCATGGAGAGATAGACAGGATGAATTATTAGGTGATCCTAGAATGGCAGCACAAGAGTGTGACTGTGATTTTTCAACCTCAGGTGATATTGTATTCTACCCTGAGTATATTGAATTTTATGAAAAAACTTACATTAAAGATCCCCTCGAAAAACGAGGTGCTGATCAAAATTTATGGATTTGGGAACCAGCAGACTATTCTCGAACCTACCTTGTTGTTGCAGACGTTGCTCGTGGAGATGGGAAAGATTATTCTGCATTCCATATTATCGATATCGAAACAAATACTCAAGTTGCTGAATATAAAGGACAATTAGGTACTAAAGAATTTGGCCATTTATTAGTAGGTATTGCTACTGAATATAATGAAGCTTTACTTGTAGTAGAAAATGCTTCAATTGGTTGGGCTACAATCCAAACCATTATTGATAGAGGATATACTAATCTTTACTACTCATCTAAAAGTGATGCTACCAAAGCAGATTCGTATTTTGATAAATATATGGATACAAGCAAAATGGTTCCTGGTTTTAGTATGACATCAAGAGTTAGACCTTTAATAATAGGTAAACTCCAAGAATATATCTCTGACCAAAGTGTAACAATTCAATCTAAACGTTTAATAGAAGAAATGAAAGTTTTCATTTGGAAAAATGGACGTGCCGAGGCTCAACAAGGTTACAATGATGATTTGGTTATGTCATTTGGGATTGGTATGTTTATGCGTGATACCTCGTTCAAATTTAATCAACAACATTTGGATATGAGTAAAGCAACATTAAATGGTATGTCAACTAATAAAACACCATTTGTTGGAGGATATAATAATAGTAAAAATATACAAAATCCATATGAAATAGATAACCCATATGGTGGAAAAGAAGACATTAGGTGGCTTCTCTAAATATTTATAATAATAAATCATATTATGGCTGATAAAGGCTTATTTAAAAGACTAGAAAGACTATTCGCTTCTGATGTAGTAATTAGAAATGTTGGGGGAGACCAACTTAAAGTAATAGACACAGATCATATCCAAACATCAGGTGAATTTGCTACAAATTCCCTTATGGATAGATTTTCAGGTATTTACCAAAATCCAGCTGCTACTTCTTTATATGGTCAGCAATTTAATTTAAATTACCAATATCTAAGAACTTATCTTTATTCAGATTATGACTTAATGGATACAGATGCTATTGTTGCTTCTGCTTTAGATATTATTTCTGATGAGTGTAGTTTAAAAAATGATATGGGTGAAGTCCTCCAGATTAAATCATCTGATGAAGACATTCAAAAAATCCTATATAACTTATTCTATGATGTATTAAACATTGAGTTTAACCTTTGGTCTTGGACTCGTCAAATGTGTAAGTACGGTGACTTTTTCTTAAAATTAGAAATTTCGGAAAAATTTGGTGTATATAATGTTATTCCTTATTCAGCATACCATATTGAACGTAAAGAAAATTTTGACCCCGAAAACCCATCTAAAGTAGTATTTACATACAACCCAGAAGGTATTTATGGAGGTTCTTCTTCTGGTTATTATACTACACCAAATAATAATTCTAACTCAAATACTATTGAATTTGATAATTACGAAATTGCTCACTTTAGATTATTATCTGATGTAAACTATCTTCCATATGGTAGATCTTATTTAGAGCCTGGTCGTAAATTATACAAACAATATTCATTAATGGAGGATGCTATGTTAATTCATAGAATTGTTCGCGCCCCAGAAAAACGTATTTTCTATATTAACGTTGGTTCTATCCCACCTAATGAGGTAGAAAACTTTATGCAGAAAACTATTTCTACAATGAAGCGTACCCCATTTATGGATCAGAAAACTGGTGATTATAATCTAAAATATAACATGCAAAATGTTATGGAAGATTTTTATATCCCAGTCAGAGGGAATGATCAAGCAACAAAAATTGATACTACAAAAGGTTTAGATTATGCTGCAATTGAAGATGTAGAATACTTAAGAGAAAAATTATTTGCTGCTCTTAAAGTGCCCAAAGCATTTATGGGTTATGATGAAAGTCTATCAGGTAAAGCAACATTAGCCGCTGAAGATATTCGTTTTGGTCGTACAATTGATCGTATCCAACGTATTCTACTATCAGAATTGTACAAAATTGCTCTTATTCACTTATATGCTCAAGGGTATAGAGACGAACAAATGACTAATTTTGAATTAGATTTAACTACACCTTCTATTATCTATGATCAAGAAAAGATCGCGTTAATGAAAGAAAAAGTAGATTTAGCTGCTCAAATGATGGAAAATAAAATGTTCCCAACAGATTGGATTTATGAACATGTTTTCCACTTCAGTGAAGACCAGTATGAGGAATATAGAGACTTAATCGTACAAGATCAAAAGCGTAGATTCCGTTTAGCTCAAATTGAGACTGAAGGTAATGATCCGCTAACAACAGGACGTTCATATGGTACACCACATGATTTAGCTTCACTATATGGGCAAGGTAGAATGGAAAGTGACCCAAGTAACGTACCTGATGGGTATGACGAGAAAAAACCATTAGGCCGCCCAGAGGAAAAGGTATCTAATATTAATACTCAAGATAATGCTTTTGGTAGAGATCGTTTAGGTCGTCAACAAATGAAAGTAGACGATCAACCAGATGGATTAAGAGAAAGTGCTAAATTAGCTTTTTCTAAAAATGTTTCCTTACTAGAATCTTTAGGTAAACGTACAGAATCTTTATTAGATGAAAAAAACATTAAAGAGTAATATCTCCTTATATATTTATAATAAATCCTAGTAGGAATGAACATTAAACATTCAAAGTATAAAAATACTGGTATTCTTTTCGAACTATTAGTTCGTCAAGTAACAGCTGACACCTTAAACGGTGTAGAGTCTGCCGCTATTAAACTGATCCAAAAATATTTCGTTAAGTCCGAATTAGGAAAGGAATATAAATTATATGAAGCGTTAACTAAAACTACTACCCTTACTGAAGGTAAGGCTAATGTTTTAATTCAAACTTTGTTAGAATCTTCTAAAAAATTAAATCGTAGAGCTCTTAAAAAGGAGAAATATAACTTAATTAATGAAATTAAAACTAGTTATAACTTAGAAGAATTCTTTAAAACAAAACTTCCACATTATAAAGTACATGCTGCTTATTATATGTTATCGGAAGTACAAAATACTGAAG